CTTGAAATAAAGAGCAAGATAGATGAGAACGACAAACTTGAATTGAAGAATCTCAGACACAAAATCGTTCGTGCTGCCGAAGAATATATTGCAAACAATAGAATCACAATCAGACAGCTTAAAGCATTAGAAGAATTATTCGAAGAGTATCATAAGCGAAACGGTAACAGCTATGTTTCCACGCTGATGCAAAAAGTCCGATTACTTCCTGTGATCGGAGAATTGGATGAAGATGGAAACGACATTTAATAAGGAATAGGTATGGATATATTAGTTACTGTAAAACGTCAGAAATTAATTATTACTTCAAATTTAAGACCTATTGTTAGTGGCTCTCAGAAATTTGTCCATTTCTTATTTGACCTTGATGATAGTTGGGACAACCTGACCGTATTCGCCCAATTCACACAGAATGGAACTGCTTATAACCAATATCTCGATGAAGATAACTGTTGCTATCTGCCGTCAGAAATCGTTGAGGGTAAATGCACTCTCATGATTTATGGCACTGGCGATGAGGTTATAGGCACATCAAACTATATCACACTGACAATAGATGCCAATGCTCTTGTAGCCGATGCCCAGAGTACAGTAATCGCTAAGTCGCTGTACACTCAGCTTGTGGCAAAAGTGAAACTACTCGAAGCAGAAGCTAAAAAGAGATATGGCAGCCCGCTCACGGCTTCAACTGCTAGTGGCATGACAGATAAGAGTCATGTATATGTATACACTGGAAGTGAAAGCGGATACAAAAACGGCTACTGGTACTATTATGAAAACGGTCGATGGAATGAAGGTGGAGCGTATAACTCAATCGCCGTTCCCGATGAAATCAATGAGAAGATAGATACCGTAGAAGACACATTAATGGAAGTCGCAACGAATGCCGCGCAGACAGCAGAAGAAGCGATTGAGAGAGTTGATGCGACTGACGCCCGTGTGTCTGAACTGGAAGGCGACTTGGATTCATCCAAGACTGCTCTGTCCGATATGATTACAAGCGTTTCGCAAACAGCTGCAACAGCATTGTCTACCGCAAACAGTGCCGATAACCGCATAGCTGAACTTGATAACGAGATAGACGCTATCTACGCAGAGTTGCAGAATGTCTCGATTGATCCTGATGACCTTGGCTTGTATCAGGATATGGATACTTACTATGTGTATCCTACATACCGTGGCGTCCGTTCCGAAAACGGTATACCTCTTTCCGGTGCTGGTGGAGGCGGCGGAGGCGGTGGTGGTGGAGACATCATATCCGCAGTCCTCACTGTAGAGAACACCACAGGATGGTTGTCAAAAACTATAGCAGACGGCGCACCGTGTGTAGTCTCCTTTACATGGTCTTCCATTGAGAACGAGATGCCGACAGGTGACGGCAATATGCGCATAACTGTAAATGATGTCGTCAGGGCGTCTATTCAGATTGCGCAAGGAAACGTGTCTATAGACCTGTCACCGTATCTGTCGTCTGGCACTAACAAGGTAAAGATAAGGATCTCAGATGCTTACGACCAAGGTAAGACAACCACCTTTACGATAACTTCTGTCGCATTGTCAATTTCGTCAACATTTGATACGACTCAGCCGTATACGAGTACATTCACATTCCCTTGTACTCCTGTCGGCAACATTGAGAAAACGATACATGTACTGATTGACGATAAAGAAGCTGTGACGCAGACGACAAGTCTGTCAGGAAGACAACTTAACCTTGTCATTCCTGCGCAGTCACATGGCGGTCACTCGCTCAAGGCATACTTTACAGCCGACATCAACGGCGAGACCGTCAGTTCCAATACTCTGTATTACGAGTTCATTTTCCTTGTTCCGCTTAACAATACGGTCGTAATCACATCTTCGTTCAATAAGGACAGTGTAGCGCAATACTCTTCTGTCCCGATTCCCTACACTGTGTATAACCCTGCTTCACTGAGTTCAGAAGTCAATATCTACATCAATAATGTACTCTCTTCTACTCAAACAGTTGATAGGACTGAGCAGAGTTACACGGTCAAGGTCAATACGCCGGGGACAGTCACAGTCCGCATTGAAAGCGGTGGGACTACGAAGACATTGCAGTTTACAGTTGTGGAATCTGAGATTGATGTAGAAGCTGAGACACAGGATCTCGCACTGCATCTTACAGCACAAGGCAGAAGCAACAACGAAGAACATCCTGAGATTTGGGAAGATGGCAACATCTCTGCTACTTTGTCTGGCTTTACTTGGAGACTTGATGGATGGCAGACAGATGGAGATTCAATCAACGTCTTGAGGCTTATTGATGAAGCCAGAGTCACTATCCCCTACAAGATTTTCGGGACTGACTTTAAGGGAACAGGTAAGACTGTCGAGATCGAGTTCTCTACTCATGATGTCATCGACTATAACGCAACTATCCTGTCATGTATGAGTGACGGAATCGGACTGAAAATCACTCCGCAGATGGTTGAGTTTGCAGGAGCGCAGACGAGTCTAAGCACTGTTTACAAAGATAATGAGCATCTGAGGCTTTCAATCGTAGTCGAGAAGCAGTCTGAGAACAGGCTGATTCTTGTTTACATCAACGGAATCATGTCTAGGGCGATTCAGTATGCGTCCGGTGAAAGATTCTCACAGCTTAATCCCGTTGACATCAGCATTGGCTCTGACGGCTGTGGAATCGACATCTACAATATCAGGGTTTATGACAACGACCTGAACCGTCAACAGGTATTGGATAACTGGATTGCGGACACTCAGGTCGGCTCTGTCATGCTTGAAAGATTTACTCGCAACAACGTATACGATGCATACGGTGCAATCACACCTTCTAACCTCTTGGCTTCAATGCCGTACTTTATCATCGAATGTCCTGAACTTCCGCAGTTTAAGGGCGATGAAAAGACTGTCAGCGGTTCTTTCACCAATGTCATGTATCCTTCACGTTCGTTTACTTTTGACGGCTGCGTTATCAACGCACAGGGTACTTCGTCCTCAGTGTACTATGTGAAGAATATCGACATGAAGTTTAAGAACGGTTTCGTGACGAGTAACGGCACTATCAAGAATTATGCACTCAGACCCGGATCAATTCCCTTCAACAGATTCGTCATGAAAGCTGACGTTGCTTCAATAGAGTCTTGGAACAACACAGGCTTGACCATGTTCTATAACGATACATGTCCTTACAAAACGCCTGAGATGAAAGCGAATGATAAGGTAAGATGGGGCATCGAAGGTATTCCTGTTGTTGGTTTTTGGCATAATACTGAGACAGGTGAGACTTCGTTCATCGGCAAGTACAACTTCAACCTTCCAAAGCGTGCACCTGCACCATACGGTTATGGCGATGACGATACACTCGAATCATGGGAGTGGGAACGTAACAACTCTGCGAACGTTAAGTTCCAAGACAATGACTTCACAAGTGAGTCTTGGGATGAGACTAAGCAGGAATACTACCCTACTTGGTATGACGACTTCGAGGCGAGATTCCCTAGCGATGAATTTAGGGACGTGACGCAACTCAATGAGTTCCTTGCTTGGGTGAAATCTACTTGGCGAGATGAGGCTACGAACGAGGATCTTGCACAGCCCGTCACTTACACTCTCAGCACAAAGACAACGCTGACTGCCTATGGTGACGACACAAGCTACACCGTGACTGAACGCAAAGAAGGTGACAGCACAGTGTACGACATTACATTTACGAAAGACACGCCAGCTTACAGGTTGACTAAATTCCGTGCAGAGTTTGGAAACTATGCTGAAATTCAATCTGCACTTTTCTATTATCTTTTTACAGAAGAATTTTTAATGATTGATAGTAGGGCTAAAAATATGTTTATTGGCTTTAATGGTTCTACTGTAGCATGAGGATAATTTATGGCACTTAAAAGAAAGGCGACATTCCAGCCTTATGACATGGATACTGCGCTCGGCACTAACAACTCAGGTGTTTTAATGTTCGGGTACAGTTTAGAGGATACCGACACTGTATCTTCTATTATCAGTGGCGGAGATGACGGGGGCTCAAATGCCCCCGTTTTCAATGCGCAGGATTCCGTGTTGTGGAATAATGTACGAGATGCATTTCGTGGTGAAATCACGCAGATGTATCAACAGCTTAGAACCTCTGGTGCGTGGAGTGCACAGGAAATAATCAGACGCGCACAAGAGCATCAGGGGCAGTGGTGTGAGGCGATTTATAATGAAGACCAATATTATAAACACCTCATTCCTCTCATTAACCCTGTGACGAAGGATGAACACGGCAATCTGATTCGTACAGACCGCTATCTTACTATGTTGCAGGGATCAAAAGAAGAACAAAGAAAATGGTGGATAACAAACAGATACAGATACACAGACAGTAAATATGTGACGGGTGATGCAGTGAACTCGGTCATCTCGATGCGTCTGTTCAACGGTGGCACACTGACTCTTAAAGCAGCAATCGACCTTTATCTTTCTGTGCGCTTCGGCGGTGGTTCAACTCCTATCCTCCAACGCAAGAATGCAGGTGAACCATCTGAGTTTACATACACTCCCGGAACGGGCGTTACCGAAATGGAAACGTGGATTTACTCTGCCGACCTCATCACTGATGTCGGTGATTTGTCTGTATTCTATGGGAATGAATTTGACTTTTCGAGAGCGACAAAACTGCAAAGATTGAAGATTGGCGATGGTTCTGCAAATTACTCTAACACGAACCTGAAAACGATTGACGTTCGGAACAGTTCGCTTCTCGAATACATTGATGTCCGTAACTGCCCCAATTTGGCTATCACTGTGAACCTTGAAGGTTCACCGATACTCAAAGAGGCGTATTTTGACGGGACTTCTATTACGGGTTGTGATTTGGCTGATGGTGCTTCAATAGAGAAGTTGCATCTCCCTTCAACAATTACGACCTTGACACTTGTCAATCTGAACAAGCTGACTGAGTTTGTATGCCCTGATTTCTCTAACGTATCAAGGCTTATGATTTCTAACATGGACGCTAATGTCGTAAATCCTTTAGAGATCCTAAAAGACTTACCTGCAAACTCTCAGGTCAATATCCAAGGCTTGAATTTTGAGGTAACGGGTTCTGCGGAAATCGAGCAGTTCCTTGACCTGCTTGATACCATGCGGGGCGTATCAAGGGAAAAGAACGCATCGGGCGAGTGGATGTACCACGATTATGATACTGCGCAGGTGTCCGGCACTATCCACACATCATCCCTCACAAGAGCGGATATAGCTGATTTCAACAGCAGATACCCTTACATCACAGTTACCGCAGACCATGTGACTTCTTACCTCACCTATGCATCCTATGACGGAACTACCACATACAAAGTGGTTACATGCCTTGACGGTGTACCGCAGGATACTGCGCCTGCAAACCCGACAAGAGAACCCACAGCCGCCAACACGTACACATTTGTCGGATGGAGCAAATCCATGAACGCCACAACCGCAGACGCAGACGCACAGACGGATGTTATAGCCGATAGAACCATCTACGCCGCCTACACCGCACAGGCACGCACGTACACAGTCCGCTTCTATAATGGCAGTACACTGCTTGAAACTGATACAGGCGTCCCTTACGGCGGCTCAACCACCTACAACGGCACAACTCCTGTTTCGCCTGACGGTTCGGCAGAGGACTATCCCTTCGAAGGTTGGAAACCTGCACCGACAAACATTCAGGGTGATACTTCCTGCTATGCACAGTTCGGCTCACCTGTTGAGGATGTAGAAATCACAGATTCGTGGGATACCATCATTGCATCCATTGATGCAGGTACGTATGCAACCAAATATAAGATAGGCAACTACAAGCCTTTAGATTTGGGGACAGAGGGAACAATCAACATGCAGATTGTTGCTTTTGATGCGGACGAGTTGGCAAGCGGTGGATATGCGCCGATTACTTTTGTTGGAAAAGAACTGCTCAATACAAGTTCAACATTTAACGGCACAAGTGATTCATATTTAAACGGTTCGTGGGTTAATTCTAAATTGTACACATACCTCAATGGTACAATTAAATCACTTATTCCAACCAATGTAAAAACACGGTTGCAGACGGTTAAAAAGAGTTCGTATACAAATTCTGCAACCACTGTAATTGACGAAGTCACAGTGTTTATTCCGTCATTAAAGGAAATATACAACCGTAAAGGTTACGAAAGCAGTGGCGTGGTATATAACAAAATATATTCCTCAAATGATAGCAGTATAAAGACGCACACAAATGAACTTACGGATACGTGGTGGTTGCGAACAAGATACCAAGCCCGAGAAAGTTGGTTCGTTACAAAAAACGGTATTTCAAATACAGACCACAACAACGAATCAAAGGGCATCTGCCTCGGCTTCTGCCTCGGCTTAGAACAAGAAGAGGAAACCTAATACAACCCTCTCCATCTAAAAAGGTGGAGAGGGGCAACAAATAAAGGAGTTAAGCATGTATACTTTAACGCTTAAAAATGGTAATACAATTTCTCTCACTTCCGCAGAGCATGAGGATTTCATTGGTACATTCCAGAGTATCAGCGAAATTGCACAGACTGCCGATGCAATGACTGCGGAAAACCTTTCCGCCGTTACACTTGCTGATGATAACGGCAAACAGCAGGAAATCACCGCT